AAGCAAAAAAGACTAGAATTAGCTCAAGTTGCTATTAGTTTAGCTAGAGAAATAGCAGCTATTAATGCTAGTGCTGCTGCTAACCCTACTAACGCATTTACTTTTGGTGCTGCTGGTTTAACTCAAGCTCAAGTATTAACTGGTATTGCTGTTGCTAGGTCTGCTGTTCAAGCTGGTATAATAGCATCTCAATCATTTGCTGAGGGTGGTTTTACTGGTGATGGTTTTGGTAGTCCTGATGCAAGTGGATTTAAACAAGCTGGAGTAGTGCATGAGGGCGAATATGTAGTACCTAAAAATGTGTTAGAAACTAATAGAGGTGGCGCTTTAGTTGGTGCTTTAGAATCAATGAGATTAAATAGACCTCAACCGTATATTAATACAGGTTTTGCTAATGGTGGGTTTACTTCTTCTATGTCTGTTGATATGGTTGATATGGAAAACAGAATAGCAATGGCTGTAACTAAGTCTATTGGTGCTATTCAAGTAGTAAACAACGCTACTGATACAATAAGTGAAGCTTCAAAGGTTAGTAATATCGTTAGTGATGCTACCTTTGGATAATTTAGTATATTTGCCTTATGTGGTTAGCTAGAATATTTGGTAGGGTTAAAAACTATGATAGTAACATAGTAAGCCGTTTAAAACAAGATAAGCGTAAAAAGATATGTCAGGGCTGTAGTTATTATAGCCCTCATTTCAAAGCTCTGTTTAAAACTATTAGTAACGTTCCGCAATGTAGAAAGTGTAAATGTTCTATTTTTGACAAAATTATTTGGGAGAATGAAAAATGTCCTAAGAATAAATGGTAATGAGCATAGACGAAAAACTAGAATTATTAACCATAGATGAACGTGAATTAATCTATGATGCTGTAATGAAAACTTACGGTAAAATGTTACCAGACGGCACAAGCTTAGAAATACTATACAACTATTTTAAGACGATTGTAGAACCAAACTTTAACGCAAGATGTGGAAAATGCAGAAAGAGAGTAACAGCTTACTGGTATCAGAGGCTGAAGAGTTGGAAGATGCTCTAACTAAAACACTTTACTCTTATGTTGAAAAGGCTATTGATGTTCCCCATGCTATTAATATCTTAATAGAAAACGGGTTAATTAATCAAGAGTTAATTAGAAACATATCAATTTGTAACGATTTTGATATTATGTATAAAACACCTATTAAAACAATGGATATTTATTACAATCTATCAGTAAAGTACGATTTAGGTGTAGATTCAATTAGAAAGATCATAAGAGAAAGATAATTTTATTATATTTGTAATCTCTTGTTATTTTTCAAGGTGTTTTGTGAGAGTGTTACATTTTAGAGGGTTTGCGCCCTCTTTTTTTTGTTAATGCCATTAACATTATGTTAAATAGAAATTTTTTAATGTTGTATCATGAATTGGTACACAATAGAAAATAGTATTGAGAACAAGCTTAAAATATCCATTGATGAGGAGATTGGTAGCTATGGTATTTCTGCTAAGTCTTTTATTGAAGAGGTACAAAGTTCTAACTCAAGAAAGGTAGAGTTATCTATTAATAGTTATGGAGGATCAGTATTTGATGCTTTAGCTATTTATGACTTCCTAAAAAATTCAAAGTACGATGTTTCAGTTAAAATAGAAGGAGTTGCTGCGTCTGCTGCTACTATTATCGCTTTAGCTGGAAAAGAAAAGCCTAAAATGACGGCTAACTCTTTCTTTATGATTCACAACGCATGGATGCCTGTAGTATCTATGGAGGGAATGGATTCTAATGATATTAGAGAATATACTAAAGAATTAGAAAGTCAAGCGGATTTAATGGATAAGATTAACGATAAACTAGCTAAGATTTATTCTAGTGTTACTGGTTTAGGTGTTGATGAAGTTAAATCTATGATGGATAAAGATACTTGGATGGATGCTGAGGAGGCTTTAGAGTTAGGTTTTGTTGCTGAGGTGTTAGGTGCTGTTAAAGTTGCTGCATTTGCTCAACCTAAAGACTTAGAGAAAAAGGGATATAAAAATATTCCGTCTAATTACGTAAATCAATTAAATAGTTTAGATATGTCTGAAACAAAAAAGGAAACTCTTTTAGAAGAGTTAAAAGCTTGGGTTTCTGAAACTTTTACAAATAAAAAAGAAGAAGTAGAAGTAAAAGAAGAGCCTAAAGCGGAAGAAATCAACGCTGAGGAGTTAAAAGCTGAGTTAATGGCTGAAATCTCTGCAAGTGTTGAAGCAGATAAAGAAGCTTTAAAAGCTGAATTGGCTGCGAAAGATGCAGAATTAAAGGCGAAAGTTGAAGAGTTTGAAGCTAAGGCTAAAGAACTTGAAAAAGCTAACGCTAAGAGAGAAGAAGTACCTGCTAGAGAAGATGAGGAAGGTGTTAAAGCATCTGCTGAAATCAAAGACGAATTAGGTGCTATTATTAAGAATGTTTGGAAAAAATCAGGATTCATTAAATAAATAAATAGTTAAAAAAAGATGGCAAATTTTATTACACAATCGTTTAACGTAACTTACTCTGGTACTGATATTACTAATGAGTTATTTTACGCACCTCAAGAAGGGTCTGATGACTTAATGGGGATTAGAAAATTACCTAACGTAAAGGTAAAAACTAACTTATACTTACCTGCGACTTTAACAAAGATCGTAAGAGCTTACTCTACTTGTGGTTTCTCTGCAACTGGTGGAGCTATTGACGTATCAGATAAGACGTTAGAAGTTAAGAAAATGAAAGTTAACCTCGAGCAATGTGGTGACACTTTCTATGGTACTGTATTTGAAGAGTTCTACGGTGCTGGTACTGATATTGATAACTTAGAAGATACTATTATCGGAGATATCGCTAGAAGAAAAGTATTAGAAGGTATTGCTGATGATAATGGTCGTATCGCTTGGTTTGGTGCTACTTCTGGTGCTTCTGCTGATTACTCTCAAATGGATGGATTCATTCAGTTGTTTATCGCTGGTTCTGCTACATTAGATAAGTATGTTGAAATGACTGCTATTTCTAACGTTGAAGATACTAACGGTGTTTTAGTTGCTGATGGTGCTTATGAGCTTTTAAAATATGCTTATGAAAATCAATCTCAAGTATTGAGAAAAATGCCTAACTCATCTAAGTCGTTTAGAGTTACTTCTACAATCGTAGATAACTTAATCACTACTTATGAGCAATTAGGTACAGGAAACGAGTTAGGACTTTCTATGTTGATTAACGGTGCTGGTGAGCCTCAATTAAAATTCAGAGGTATTCCAGTTGTTGAAGTTAGAGGATGGGATACAGCTTTAGCTGATTCAGACAACCCTAATACTACTACTGGTATTGATATAGGTGCTAACTTAATGGTTTATACTGTAAATGATAACTTAGTAATCGGTACTGATGTATCTGATCCACAAGCTGAGTTAAAGTTTAGAAGTAACGATGATGATGATGAGTTGCTAAAAATCATTGCTAAGTACAAAATGGGTGCTCAGTTCATTCATGGAGAATTAGTAGGAATGTATTGGTAAAAATTAAGCCCTCTTTCGGGAGGGCATTTTTTTAAATTAAAAATATTTTAAAATGGCAGAAATTAGTACAGATATTCTTTTCGGTTGTGCTGACGAGAATAGAAGAGGAGGTATCAAGCGTATCTTCATTACAAATAAAGACGATATTACTAGCTTTACTGCTTCAACTGTTTCAACTGAACACGCATATACTGCTGTAACTTTAGCGGCTACTGATGATGTTTGGTATGAGATTGAAGGAGAGTTAGAAACTAAAACTTACACTTCTGAGGGAAGTAGAGAAAATGGTTCTATTGCTTATGAAACTACTTTAGAGGTATTTTGCCCTAAGATGGAGAAAACAAAAGCACAAGGAATCAATGCTTACGTACAGTCTTGTGGATTAGTTGTAATTTTTGAAACTTACAACAAAAACACTACTGAAAATAAAGCGTTTGTTTTAGGATTTGATGAGATTATGGGGGTAGATGCTCACGTTGATGCTATCGCTTCAGAAGTTATTGAAGGAGAGGTACAAGGGCAAAACGGTTACACAGTAACTTTCTCTGGTAAACAAGCAGAATTACTAAGAGAGTTTGTAGGGTCTATTGACACTAATGCTAGTGGTTCGGTATCATTTGGTTCTTAATTATACTTTCAATAGTTGCTTTAAGGGGTTAGTTTTTACGCTAACCCTTTTTTTTTACTAAAATTTAAAAACTGTTATTTGTATTAATTCTAAATAAGTAAAATATTTTTAGTATTTTTATAATTATGAAGAAATTTTTTTGTATAGAGCCTAAATTTCTAGGTAAAAAAATAATGGGTCAAGTAGGTATATTCTTACTTACTGAGAATACTTCTCAAAAGGATTTAAAAAAGCTGTATAATGCAGGTTTTACAAATATGATTAAAGTAGAAGAGGTAAAAGATGAGCCAAAAGAAGATAAGTAATATTAAAGCAAGTACTGCTAAATCTGATCCTATTACTACTCCAATAGTAAAAAAGGAAAAGGATATTAATAGAGAGATTGTTTCTGCATGGGTGCCGTTTTTTAAAGACTCGGATAATATCTATGTTAATGACTTAGCAAAAAGAGCTAGAAGAAGCTCAACGCATTCATCTATCATTAACCAAAAATTAACTTTTGCTGTTGGTAAAGACTTTTGTTTTTGGCAAAATGATGAAAGAGTAAATTTTGAAGATTTAGATAGTAGGTTTATTGAGTGGTATAATGAAGTAAACCCTGATGGAGATACTTTGAGAGATGTTTTTAAAGAGGTTATGCGTAGTTTTATCATTACTGGTAACTGTTACCCTCATGTTAAAAAGTCAGGAGATTATACAGCTTTATATTCTATTGATGCAACTACTGTTAGAAAGTCAAAAGATAAAAAGACTGCTCATGTTTCAAACTTTTGGAGAGATATTAAACTAGATACTATTCCTAGTGTTGAATATCCTGTTTTAACAATTCCATTTAAACAAGATAAAGAGCAAAAAGAGTATGTATGCCATATCATGCGTAAATACCCAGAATTTAACTTTTACGGGTTGCCTGATTATGTAGGTGCTTTAGATTGGATTGATATTGAGTACAGAATTTCTAAGTACAATATTGATAAGTTTGATAACGGGTTTTTCCCATCTGTTTTAATGCAGTTTTTTGGAGATGTACCTGATGGGATGAACGCTCAACAATACGTAGAGAAAATTAAAGATAAATACGTAGGAGAGGGAAATAACGATAAGTTTTTAGTTGAGCTTTTAGATAGTCCTGAACAAGCAGCACATATAAAAGAGTTTGAGCGTGAAAGAGATGGCGAATTTCAAATGCTTTCAGAATTAGCTGTTAAAAATATCATTACTGCTCATAGAATTACACCATCTTTAGCAGGTTTAGAAACTGCTGGTAAATTAGGCTCTAATCAACAAATTAGAAACGAGTATGATAAGTTCATGAATAGCGTAGTTATTCCAGACTTTCAAGAGCCGTTATTAAGAGAGTTTAACAGAATCATTAAAGAAGCTGGTTTTGATATTGAAATAGATATTTTAAATGTTGCGCCAGTAGGGATTAATGAGAGTATTGATGTTAATGCTGTTATTACGATCAATGAAGCTAGAGCAGCTTTAGGAATGGAATTACTAGAGAATGAGGAAGAAGGAAATAGATTAGTAAAAGTTTTAAATAGTTCTAACGATGGCGTATAATACAGAGGTAATTACTGCTGCTGAGGTTAAGGCTTTAGCAATTAATGATACTGCTTTTGATGAAGCATATTTTGAAGATTATATTATAGTAGCTCAAAGAAAGTATTTAAAGCCAACTTTAGGCGATGATTACTATGATGAAATTCTAACAGAGGTTGCAGGGGCTACTCTAACGGATGATAATACTATTATAGTAGAAAACTTCATTAAACCTATGTTAGCTCATTACATCGTTTATGAGGTGTTTCCTAAGATTCATACTCAAATTACTAATATGGGTAGTATGGAAAATTACACCGAGTTTAGTAGACAAAATAAGAGCTTTGAATATTCACAGAATAGAGATTTCTTTATATCTCAAGGGGATAATTGGAGAAAAGATATGATTGAGTACATTAAAGAATCTCAAGATGCTGATTCTACTAAATATCCGTTATTTGATAGCTGTGTTGACAAAGTACAAGTAAATAAAAGAGGAATTATATTTTATTAAAATATGCCAACTTTACATAAAAATATTACAGCTTCGGCTGATATTCATAATCCTAAATGGTTTCCTGATGCTAATAATGGTGATGTAGCTTGGAGAAATGAAAAAGGAGAGTTAGAAAGTACAGATGAATTAGTTTTACCTGCTGCTTTAAATTTCGTAGATGCAAGTGTAGCCCCTCCAACTACTAATGATGGAGATATTTACGTTTTAAGTAGTGGCGGTAGTGTTCATGTTGATTGGGGTGCTGTTAGTTTAGATGATTGGGTTAGATATGATGGTAGTGCATGGAATAGTATAACACCTCAAAAGAGTAGTTTGTGTTATGATAAAACTACTGATGCTTTATTTTCATACGATGGTACTGATTGGGCGCAAGTAGGAGTAGATTCTATTTACACAGCTTCGGGTACTGTTCCAACTTCTGTTGTTGCTACTTTGACTGATACGCTTACTTTTAGCGGTGGTTCGGGTACTGAATTTAATATTTATAGCACCCTTAGGGCTGACGATATATTTACTGTACTCACTAATGGGGGCGGTTCTTGGAAAGCTAAAAACGGAAATATTGATATAGGTGATGGGTCTACATACTCAAACTATTATACAAGATTTAGCGAAACGGGTATAAAGTCTTACGGTGCTGGTTCGGTTGTTCACGAAATTAACAACGTTACTGGTAAGGTTTATTTTATGAATGGCTATATGTCTGGTCAAGACTTTATAATTGGTAGCAATAGCGTTATTGGTTCAGAAGAAATATCATTACAAGGTCGCACACTTGTTCAAGGTGCTGGAACTGCGGGTACAAATATAGCTTTTGAAGTTTACGATTCAGACACAACGCCAGCAACAAAATTTGAAATTCGCTCAAATGGCGATATTTACACAAACGGAACGCAAGGACTTTCAAATACTTATACTTTTGGCGGAGGTTCAACGGGCGACATTGCATCAATGACTTTTACTAACGGAATATTAACAGCGGTAACAACAGTACCATAATAAATAAATAAAAAAATGATAAAGAATAAAGAATATTACCAAATTACAGGCGACATTAACGCTGATTTCGGGTTAACAGTAACTAACCCTATTATTAAGATTGCAGTTTCTTCTGCTGGTGTAGAATCTGATGGATTATTAAAGTGTGAGTATAATGTTTATATTTCAGCACAAGCTTACACAGATGGAAAGTTTTTCTTCAAAGCTGAAAAAGACGGCTCAAGATTGATAAACTTTACTTATCCAGTTGCTGACGTTCCTACATGGGGGATAACTACTTACAAGGAGGATCAGAGAAAAATAATAGCTGATACTTTCGGTTTAGATTTAGCTAATGTTGTATTAGTTGAAGAAGTTTAGAATAATGTACTTTGGCAATATATACAAGTTTCTAACTGAAAAGGAAGTAAAAAACGCTTTACAAAGGCAGATTATTCATTATAATCTGCTTTTTTTGATGCCTTTATTTAATGAAGCTTGGGCTAGTAGGTTTTGGGTAAAATATGGATATGATGGTGCTACGGGTATAGAAGATGAAACTCACCCATCTATTGAGATATTTTTACATGATTACGCTTATAGGGTTTTTGGGGGTAATTTGAAAGATGATTACATCATGTTTAAGCTTCAAAAACTAATGGGCAAAAAAAAGGCTTTACGTAATTTTATTGGTACTTCTACCTTTGGACTATTCTTTAAAGCTAAGAACAGAATATTTAAAGGAAAAAAGAATACCTCAACAGAAAATATACTAAAGGTTTACAAGTATTTACGTAGAATTTAATATATTTGAGTATGAAAAAAGAACAAGCATTACAACTATTGATAGAATTAGCCTATAGGGCTGAATTACCGAAGTCTTTTACGGGTGTTGAGGCTTCACAGTACTTAAATCAAATTAATGAAGCTAAAACAATTTTAGAAAGCTGCATTAAAGAAAAGGATGATAAAAAATAAATGGAACTTTCTATAGAAAATACAATACAGTTTATAGTTTTTTTGAGTGGGTTAGTTGCTGCTTTTATTAAATTTAACAATAAAACAGAAAGGCACTCAATTATGATAACTCAATTAGAGAAGTCAATTAAAGACGTTAAAGAAGAAAACGAAAAAAGCTATACTAAACTTGAAACAAAAATAAGTGAAGTAGAGGCTGATCTTAAACGTATTGCAACTGATATAGGAGAAATAAAGGGTTTTATTAAGCAATTAAGCACTAAATGAAACTTACATTAATCAGAGATACTTATACAAGTAAAAGCACTATAGGAAGGCTTTTTATTGATGGTGTAGAATTTTGCTACACGTTAGAGGATGTTGTAAGAGCTAAAGGTGTTAAGGTTTACGGAGAAACAGCCATCCCAGAGGGTATATATTCAGTTACATTATCCTATTCAAACAGATTCAAGCAAGTTATGCCGTTAGTGTATAACAAAGAAGATTTAAGCGTACAAGATGGCGAAGGGGTTAGGTTTGATGGTATTAGAATACATTGGGGAAATAAAGCAGAACATTCTCACGGATGTATTTTAGTTGGATCATCTAAAGCGGTTGATTTTGTAGGTAACAGTAAAAAGACTTACAAAGAATTGTTAGAGGTGTTAGGGGATTTTGATATAATAAAATTAGAAGTAATAAATAAAGCTCAATTAAAATGAAATTTTTAGGTAGTTTATTAGGTAAGGTTAACCCAGTAGAGGTTATAAAAGTTTTAAAAGGTTCAGATGAAAGAGCTTTAAGTAAAGGAGTATTAGCTATGGGAGGTAGTGGTTTATTAATCACATCAGGAATTGGATTAGTTACAGATGGTGCTAGTAATGAGAGTTGGTATGAGATTGTAGGCGGTGCTATTATGCTTTTAATCGGTGGGGTGTTGGCTGTGTGGCTTTCTAATAAAGTAGAAGATATTAAAAATAAATAAGGATTCTTAGCCCTTTCTGGGCTTTTGTTGTTTGTGTTTGTTTAGAGGGGGTTGTGCCCCTCTTTTTTATGCTCAAAAAAATATTTTTATTTTTTGCTTGTTGTATTAAAAATTTATTATATCTTTGATTTATCAAACAAACAAAAACAAACAACAAATGGAAAATTTTAGAGAAACTTTAGAGAAAATTCAAACAGCAGAGAATACTTTTTTTCACGTTGAATTTATTAAAAAAGACGGTAGCCTTAGAAAGATGAACGCTAGATTAGGAGTTAAAAAAGGTGTTAAAGGAACTGGAATGGCTTATAACCCTATCGAAAAAGGTTTATTACCTGTTTACGACATCGAGAAAGGTTCGTTCAGAATGATTAATTTAAAGACAGTAACTAAATTAGTAATTAAAAAAGAGGAGTTAATTTAAGCTCCTCTATTATTAACCTATAAATTAATAAACTATGTGGATTAAAATTAAGGATTTAAGAATTGATTTAAGTAAAGTTTCAGAATACATTAAAACTAATGATAGTGTTAGGTTTTACTATCCTGTTTTTACAGGAGAATGTAATGACGAACAATACTATGAAGAAGTTAAAACTGATAGCGAGTTAGAAGCTAAAGGAATAGTAAAAGAATTAGATAAACTTTTGAATATAGTAGAATTATAAACTAAGACCTACGGGGCTTTTAAACAACAATTATGAAAACAAAAGAAATATTAGCTAACAACTTTAGGAAAGAATTAATAGAATTATTAATAAAGCACAATGCTGAAATATCCATTGACAATTATTGTGATGGTGGTAGTATAGATATGAATTTTGATATAAAGAATTCTAATAGGGATCTTGTGGTAGCAGATGCTTGGTTAGCAAGTACAACAAATAGTATTATCACAGTTAAAGATATTGAGAGAACTATTCAATTAGAATATTAACCATTAAAATTTAGGATTATGAAACCAAAAGAAAAAGCATTGTCATTACTTGACAAAATGGAAACACAAACATATTCGTATCAAGAATATGCAGGAGCAAATTCGAGTACCGCTGAAATTGGATATGAGGCAGGAAAGAAATGTGCATTGATTTTAGTTGATGAATTAATAAAAGAATACCCATCTTTTCCAAGAGGAACATGGGAGGAAAGTAGAGCATTGTATTGGTTAGAAGTTAAACAAGAATTAGAAGAATTATGAAAACACCGGTACAAGAATTAATGGAGTATATGGAGCAAAACCAGTACTTTATTGGAAATGATTTATTAGCTAAGTATAAAGAATTGATTGAAAAAGAAAAGGAACATGCCATTTATTTTGCTTACAAATTTAGACACGAAGATTTTACTTTAAAAGAGATTAAAAAAGAATATGAAGCCTATAAAAAAGCCGAAACCGCTTAGGGTTACTAAACGGTTTCTTATACTCCTTTAACACTTACAGTCCTAAGACTTGGTTACTGAGCTGGTGGAAAGATAAAAATATTTTTGAAAATAAGAAGTATTGGCTGGCAAAAAAAAATAGAAACGAAATAGAAACGAAATAGAAAAGTTATGAAAACAAGATTTTTTTTATTGGGAATGGTGT